TCGTGAACCAGCCCCTCGAACTGATGACGCAGTTGAAGGTGCTAAACCGCTTGGGCGATTTCGGTGGGTCGTCGCAATTCCGCAACACCTACGGACGCTCAAACGCTCGCACTCTTGCCTCGCTCAACCGCAAACTCCGTGCGACCTGTTACGTCCGCCGTCGCAAGGCTGACGTGCTGACTGAGTTGCCCCCGAAAATGTGGTCTGAAGTTCTCATTGAGGGCGACAAGAACATTATGAAGGAATACAAGAAGGCGGAAGCCGACATTGTGAAGTATCTCTCAGAAGAGGCTCTTCGCATTGCCCGTGAGTCCGGTGCGTCCGACAAGGAAGCGCAGAACGAAGCGTGGCAACGTGCCCTTCGTGCCCGTGGCGCAGAACACCTTGTTTCTATCTCGACGTTGAAGCAACTCGCTGCCAAGGCAAAGATGAAGGCGGCTGAGCAATGGATTCAGGACTTTCTTGCTCAGGACAAGAAGTTGGTTGTCTTCGGTTGGCACACGGAAGTCGTGGATATGGTTGCCGACAACTTTGCGGGCAACTGCAAGATTCAAGGTGGCGTGTCTATGAAGAAGCGTCAGGAAGCCGTGGACGCATTTCAACAGTCAGACGACCAAAAGGTAATCGCCTGCCAAATCAAGGCGGCTGGCGTTGGTCTGACCCTTACCGCAGCGAGCGACGTGCTGTTTATCGAGCAAGGTTGGACTCCCGCCGATATGGAACAAGCGGTAGACCGTTGCCACCGTATCGGTCAGACGGACTCCGTGACGGGCTGGCTAATGCTCACGCAGAACACGATTGACGAAGACATTGCGGCTCTTATCGAGCGCAAGCGGGGAATCGTAAACCGTGCCATTGACGGTTCGGACGACGACGAGCAAGAAGACAACTCATTGTTGGGCGACCTTATTGTTGCTCTCGCCCAGCGAGGAATGGCGCAATAAACGAAAAACCCCCACCTTGCGGTGGGAGTAAATCGTCAAACTTTCGCAGTGTCGGGTTGCTTACAGTTCGATTACAACGCCAGACTTTCTGACGAAGACCGTGCTACTTGACGGCGAGAGGAACAATAGCAGGGTTGCTAGAGTGATGTGACGCATTTGGGGAGTTAGTTCAGTTGGTAGAACACCTGCTTTGCAAGCAGGGGGTCAAGGGTTCGAATCCCTTACTCTCCACAACCGGATTTTGGAAACTGTTTTGTATCATTGGGGCTATGGAAACGCCATTCTCTACCGACAGCCTTTTGTCGCACGTCGCTAAGGGTGGCGTGGGGTCTGGTATCAAGGGTCACACCACGGCTCAGCCTGAGCGTCAATCCGACCCCGGCCGTAACCAAGTTTCCGAAGACCGCTATCAGTCCACCCGTGAGGAAATGCCTCAACCGAAGCCGGAGGCAACGCCCAAGCCCGCCCCCGCCAAGCGAAACGGACTCAAAGCCCCGAAGAACAATCCGAGTTCCAAATCTCCCGCTAACCGCAAGCAACCGGAACACGGCCCGCACACGACGGCTGGTAAAACGCCTGAAGAAATCAAGGAAATGACTTCGAATATTGCCCGTGCGTTGAAGCGTGGTCGTGACCCCGAAATTACACGCACGTCATTCCCCGACATTCTCAAAGCAATGGCGCACCTCGGCGGAAAGTCACCGCTCGACATTACGGAACTGCGTCTTATGGGCACATACCTCATTGGGCACAATGGCAAGGGCTTTGCACGAAACAAAATGCCACAGGTTGAATCAAACGAACGTGGCGAGTTTTTGAAGTGGCTAGGCGACAAGCACGGCATTACCTTCACCAAGAAGGAAGTAAACCCCGAAGACCTGAAGCCGATTCAGAAGGAAATCAACGGGCGCAAGTCTGGTGGAATTTTGGAATCGTATCTGAAGAAGGGTGGCTACCCCGACGACCAGCGAATCCTCGTCACCTCGGACGGTCACGTTCTCGACGGACACCACAATTGGGCAGCGGCTATCGCAATGCACATTTTGAACCCCTCAATGCGTCTTCCGGTCTACGAAATCAACACGACGTGGGATAACGCCGTCAAGTTGGGTTTGGCGTGGGACAAGGAAAAGGGCGTGAAACTGCAGGAAATTACCAGCGTTCCGCAGGACGTTAAGAAGTCTTTTTTCACCGACGACCTTCTTCGTTCACTATCCAATTACCCCCGTCGCTAGAGCGATACACTGAACAAGCCCTACGGGGGTGGTGTAATTGGCAACACAGCAGATTTTGGCTCTGCTATTCAGGGTTCGAGTCCTTGCCCCCGTGCTAAACCCCCTTTTGCATTTTTGCAAGTAGCCTTACTGTATGGCTATTAACGTCAAAGCGGAAAAAGTTGCTATAGATTCAATTAAACCCCACCCCTCAAACCCCCGTATGGGAGACGTGGCGGCGATTGCCGAATCACTTACCGTCAATGGGCAATACTCACCCGTGGTTGTGTGGAACGACATAATCATCGCCGGAACCCACACTTGGAAGGCGGCTAAGTCGCTGGGGTGGAAGGAAGTCGCCATTACCCGCTACGAAGGCACGGAAGACGACGCTCTGCGAGTGCTAATAACCGACAACCGCACCTCGGACATTGCCACCTACAACAACGAATACTTAATTGACCTTTTGCGGGAACTGCCCGACCTCGAAGGAACCGGCTACGAACCGTCAATGCTGGAAGAATTGGAATCCGAATCCGAATCGTCCGGCGGGGGCGTTTCCCAGCCCAAGGACGAAGCCGACGAAATTGAGAACCTAAATGTTCCAATTCGCATTGGGGCGTGGCAGGCGCAACTCGACCACGAACTCCACGAAATCTGGTTGAACTCAATTATTGAAGTCGTGGGCGACAAAAAATCCGCTATCAACAAAGAACTGCGGGCACGGCTCGACGTTCCAAAAGAACCTAAAGCCTCGAAGCCGAAGGAACCCAAAGAAGCAAAGACCGCTAAGCCCGCTGAATACACGCTGGAAGCCACAGAACTCGTCCCCCTCTCGGAACTACGCCGATACCACAAGAACCCCCGTGAGGGCGACGTAGGGGCTGTGAGCGAGTCTCTGCGGGTTTTGGGGCAGTATCGCCCCGTAGTCGTGAACCGACGCACCAACGAGATTTTGAAGGGCAACCACACCGCTGCCGCTGCCTCAGCCCTTGGGTGGACGGAAATCGCCGTGGTTTGGGTAGACGTGGACGAAGTGGCGGCTGCCAAAATCGTTCTGGCGGACAACCGCACGGCGGACAAGGCAACTTACGACAATGACCTACTAGGTAGCGTCCTAAAGAGCCTCGATTCGCTGGAAGGCACGGGCTTTGACGACGAAGATTTCACTGAAGTTTTGGAAGGTCGTGAATCTACTCCTAAGCAACCAAAGGTGAAGTTCAAGGTGGGCGAATACGGTTTCTCCGCCCCAGAGAGCATTTACGAAGAATGGCTTGAAGGAGTGGAAATGCCCAATGAGGCACTGCACCGTCTCGGTATCCCGATTACTGCCGTTGTAGCGGAATAACACAGTTGTAATTACAACACGCAACACCGCCAAGATTGTGAAAAAGCGCACAATCTATACAAGCGAAGAAGATTTTGTGGAGATTCCCCTGTCGCTTTGTCGTTTTGCAACACTCGATTTGGAGTAATCAAGGGGTAGTTTGTAAACCGTGGGCACATTTGTTATTGACCTGACCAAAGAAGAATACGCACTTCTCGAAACGGCGGCGAAGGAAATGAACGTCAGCGTGGAAGAATACGCTTCCGAGGCTATCTCTGCTTTCGTTCGAACGTGGGTGGCAAAATACGCCAAGACGTGCGTGAACTGCGGTGGCTACGTTGTTATGCCGAAGGACGTTTGGAAGCACCTTCGCACCAATGCCGAGCATTGCGATTTGGACGACCCCGATTCGTTGTCCGCCACTATCACTGAATAATCTTTTTACCACCCAACCCTGCTACCATTTGGAAATGGCTACAGCGCAGGAAGTAGGCGGTTTTTACCCGCAGATGAAGTATGTCCTGCTTTTGGCGGCGCAAAGCCCCGACCCCTCGACGCAAAATGCGGCTTGCCTGACTTATGGCGGCGACGATTTGTTTGCTTTGGCGGTAAACGATTTTCCAAATGACGTAGTGAAATCTCCTGAGCGGTGGGAACGCCCGACCAAGTATCACTTTGTTGAACACGCAGAGCGCAACGTGATTTACCAAGCCGCCCGAAGCGGTCTTATCACCCGTGGGGCGACAATGGTGGCTGTTTGGGCTTCGTGCCACGACTGCGCCCGTGCAATTATCCAAGCGGGCATTACAACGGTGGTGCGCTACAAGTCGCCACACCACAACTCGCATTGGGACGACAGTATCGAGTCTGCCGAGCAAATGTTTGCAGAGGCAAACATCAGGGTCATCACCCTCGACCAGCCGATTGACGATATCCCGCCGATTCTTCGCAACGGGGAGTTATGGACACCAAGCGTATGAACCTGTGGTCGTGGATTTTGAGCATTATGGGTCTGACGGGAACTTACTTGACGGGCAGACGCTATTGGTGGGCGTGGGTCGTAATGTCGTTTTACAACTTGGCGTGGATTGCCTACTCGGTCATTAGTAAGCAATACGGATTCTTACTTGCGTCCTGCGTCTATCAAGTCATATACTTCCGCAACGCAATCAAATGGCGAAAGGACAGCCGTGGGTAAAAAACTGAATGAAGCAGTCGAGATTCTCTCGAATGAAGCGAACCACCACACTCGTTTGGCATTAGCCAAGCAGACGGAGTTTGAGAACGGTTTTGCTCAGGGATTCACCGAAGCCCTGCGTATCGCCCGCAACATTCAACAAAGGGAGAACTAATGTCGCACACTGTTATCGCCGTGCTTTGCTCAATCATTTCTTGCACACTTGGTTTTGGTGCTGGATTTTGGGCTAGAGGCAACTAATACTTGACTACGAACCACCAACTCTGGTAGAGTGGGTGTAACCGACCAAAGGAGGGGCTATGGCCTCGCTTATCATTTTGTTTGTTGCCATTGTGACGATTGGCTCGTTCATTGACTCACTTGTTCAGCCCAGCACGGCTTACGCCAAGGCTGGTAAGAGCAAGGCTCTGTGGGCGTTGTTGATTTTCTTCTTTGGCATTTTCGCAGCGGTTCCCTACCTCGTTGCGATTCGACCCGTGGTTGTCGCTGCCAAGTAATGCCCATTCACATTGACGTTCGAGTCAATGACCGTCCAATCAAGTCTTTGCACATTGGGCGTGAATCGGGTGGCACGGACGCAGACGACCTCAACACCTACGTCATAATGGAAACCGCCTTCGGGGATACTCCGTTGCGCTGGGACTACACGACACGCTTTCAGCACCGCTACGGAGACGGCGTAGACGTTTGTATCCGTAAGGGGCTAGAGGCTCTCACTGAGGAACCCGCACCGTGAACACGGTAATGCTGGTTGTCGCTGTGTTGGCGGGGTTGCTTTGCATTGTGGCGGGCTGGTGGTTCGGCAGATGAACGACGAAAAGGTAGTCAGCGAGTCTGACGACGAAAAGGTAGTCACCTGCGACCACACCCTCTCGACCATTGCTCGTATTCTTGAAGCGGGGCTGAACTGCCCCAACTGTGGAGAGACTGCAAGTTCAGAAATCCGTGCAAGTGGCGATTCTGACGCGTTGCCCGTAAATGAGTGCGAACACCTATGGCTCAGTAGAGCCAATGCTAAATACCAATGGACTGTTTTCACCTACTGCCCTAAGTGTGGAGAGAAACTATGAACCACACCATTTCAATAGAGAAGGGGCGTGAGGGCTACCACCTCAACGGCGAACGCTGGGTTTGTTCGTGTGGCTCTAAGGGTATTTGGTATGGCTGGGGGGCGCACAGGGAGTTGGCGAAAGAACACCTACGCAAGTTTGCACCTTGCACCTCTAAGGCGCACTTTGGAAACAAGGCTCGCTGGGAGTTCTGCCCCAAGTGCGGGGTGGCGTTGTGAACAAGCGTCTACAGATAACGCTACCTGCATACAGTTATGCACACAGGGGGCAAAACAAAAGTGACGAATACGTCACAACCAACGCAAAGGACACATTGTGACAAATCAGTCACCTAAAGATTTCCAAGCCCTGCGAGAGAAGCACTTACGAAAGAAGTTCATTCCCTACTGCTACCAATGCGGGACGGAATACCCGTGCGACGTAATCACCGTGCTAGACGCTTGGGAAGCCAGCCTGATTTGCGACCACACAACCATTGAGAACGGCGTGGAACGACGCTGGTGGTTCTATTGCCCGAAGTGCAACCAAACGCTATGAGCGTCCCATTTCTGATTATTGCCTTCAGCCTCGGAGTAATGGTCGGTGCTATCACAATTTGGGTGGCGGGTAGATGACCCGAACCGCCCCTTTGCCCGACTGCCCGCACGGTTGGGCTGAGGCTTCTTGCCCGCACTGCGCCCGTGAAGCCCAAATGAAGGCTCGAATCAAAGAATTGGTAGACGGTGTGGAGAAAGCACTAATGACCGCAAAGTTTTTTGACTACGAATCCATTGTAGAAATTTTGTATCCGTTGATTTACGAAGACCCCAAATGAACATTCCCGAGTTGCAACGTCAAGGTCTTCGAACCGCTCTTTACCCGTGGGAAAATGACCTTGCATGGCAAGTAGGTCGAGGGCGCACTGAGCAAAATCTTGCCAAGTCCAACCGCCATTCTTACGACGCTTCCAAACTGATGAAGGACAACGAGTTGGCAAACGTCCACTCAGCCGCAGCGGAAATTGGAACATTCCGCCTTATTGGTGGCTATTGCTACAACGGGATTTGGAACGCCAGCGACCACAACCTCTACAAAGAATTGCCCGACGGTATTTTGGCGGAAACCGAGGTGGAGGTAAAATGGCGACGCACCGCTTTGTCTATGCCGGTGGACAAGAAGGACGCAGAACGTAACCGCCTTGTCCTTTGGGCTGAAAGCCGTCTAGCCCAATGCGCCTGCGAAGTGTGCAGTGATGAACCGCCTCGAAGCGAAACCCGTGTGCGCCTTTTGGGTGGGGGGTTTGCCAGCGACCTCTATCCTCTTGGAACCGCTTACAACGGCGACCCCAAAAGAGTTGCGGTGAACGCCAATTTGCTAACCCCAATTTCGGTATTATTGGCGACACTAAAGGAGAAGAAGTGAACGACTTTGTGAATCACCCCGCACATTACACCAGCGACCCGTCGGGTATTGAGTGTATCGAAATTACACGTCACCGGAATTTCAATATTGGAAACGCAATTAAATATCTGTGGCGAGCCGGTATCAAGGACAACCAAAGGCACATTGAGGACTTAAAAAAGGCAATCTTCTACATCAACGACGAAATCAACCGCTTAGAGAAGGCTCGCAACCGCTAATGCAGGACATTCGCTCAATCCGAGCCGCCCAGAACCGTGCCGAGGAACTCCTTTTGGAACTTGTGACGGAACGCTTGATGAAGAACAAGCCTTCGTCCAAAGAGGACTACGAGAAGGACGACAAAGAAGCCGCCGAGCGTGGCTACCCGATTAGTGAAATCGAGAAGGCGCACCGCACGGGCTACGACCTTGGTTGGTGGGACGCTGTTGAGCAACTCCGTGGCATTATCGAAGAGATGAACGAAAACAACGAGTATCGGTTGGCTCGGTGATTTTGATTTACCCCCACGACCTTGTGGATTCCCGACTGCCCGAATGGGTGGATAGTGAAATCCCATATCGAGGCAAGTGCCGAGGCTGTGGCGGACAGGACGCACGGCACAGGACGATTGAGGCGATTCGTCGGCTTGTGACCAAGGGGGAAGCCCCCGCAGACGTGGCGAAGAAGTATCACGTCACCTCAGAGTTAGTGATTCGGATTTGCAGTGAATAAGCCTCAGTATCCCGACCCGTCGCTCATTGCTTCGATTCAACACGAAGCCGAGAAGTTGGGCTACCTCGTCGCACAAGTCGAGGAAATGTTTGAGAACCACGCCAAGTATGACCGTCACCAAGTGACCGTGAATCACGCTCTACGGGCGGGCGAGATTACAAAGAAGTGGCTGGC